GCATGCATGGTACAATTAGAGGTGCTATATATGGAAAAGATAAAATTGATCTAGATGCACCGAGTCCAGTATTTGGAATGGATAATTTCAGATACTCTATGGGACCAGTTATCTCAGGTCATGTACACGTCCAAGGTTGTTATGAAAGAGACTTCTATTATTGTGGCTCACCTTATCGGTGGTGTTATGGTGAAGAGCAACCTAAAGGATATTTAATCTTATTACATGATATAAACACAAGACAGTATTACGTCCACTTTGAAGAGATACAGTCTTATAAGTATGATACAATAAACTTTGATGAGATGATTAAAGATGATCCTCAAAAGATTATTGCATTCATTAAAGAACGGCAAGCTCAAGGTGTAGATAATATCCGTATGGAGTTTACACTAGAGCACGAGAATATAAATATTCTTAAATCATTCTATAGGAATAATCCAAATATTGATATTAAGTGCGATTACAAGAATGATATAATCAGACGACAATCTCAAGAAGTACTTGAGCAATGTAGAGAATATGATTATATTACTGACAAGAGCCTTACTGAGTTTGATATCCTAAGTAGGTATATAAATGATAGTAAGGGATTTACTTATATCACTCCTGAAGAACTAATTGAACTTTTGAAGGAGTGATCAATTATGTAAAGTGAGGATTGAAGATGGCTAAGAAAGATATAGGTGGCGGATATGTATTACCGCTATCGTCAATGATCTTATATGCAAATTATATCTTAAAGACCATACATACCTCAAACAGGGGTGTATTAACAGATCTAAGGGAACTACTTACAATGGTAGACCCTGGCAAGAATTTTAGTGTAGAGCAAGTTCGTGAAAAGAACACCTACCAATTCTTAAGACAACTGGTAGATGCTAGACTTAAAGGATATGAAAATAGAGATATCCTTCTTCAAGCAGCATTACAGGGGTTAGACGAGAAAAACTTATTTCCGTTAAAGAAATTAGAAGAACCATTGGGTGCTAATGAGATAGCATTCATTGAGCATAATATTGGGTCTCATAGAAACTCCTTCTATACTCAATCTATTATGTCTAATATCTATCATGAATATGGTGACTTTGTTACATCTGATGAAGCTGAAAAGTTCAAAATCATTCAAGGTGTACAAAAACAAATTTCTGAAGTCAGCAGAAAGATCAAAGAGAATGTAAGTGTAACTAGTGTTTCTGAATCCTTATCATTATCCAATGATGAGCAATTCGAGGCTACAGTAGCTCACATGTATAATCGATCTCTAGATGGTTCTACAAAATTGAAAACAGGCATTCAAGCAATCAATAGATCCTTGAATGGTGGCTTTGAGAACGATCGTTGTTATATTTATCTAGGCTTACCTGGTGAAGGTAAATCTAGTACACTATTAAATCTAACACTTCAAATCAAAGGTAATAATAAAGATATAACTACAAAGGATCCAACTAAACGTCCAACTATTCTATTCTTAACAATGGAAAATACTTTGAACGAGACATTGGAACGTGTATTTAGTATCTTAGTATCAGATGATGACATTAGTGAATTCGGTGGCTATAAAGAAATAATGCAACTTCTTAGACAAAATGGCTTAGGAGTAACTAATGATTCACCTATTGATATTGAATTTAGATATGTACCAAGTAATTCTGTAGACACAGATTACTTATATACAATCTATGATGAAATGTCTGCTAATGGACAGGAAGTCGTTTGTTTAGTACAAGACTATATTAAACGTATTAGACCTCGTGATTTTAAACTCATGGGTGGTGATATGCGTATAGCTCTTGGTGCAGTAGTAGACGAATTCAAAGAATTTGCTATTGCTAAACATATTCCAGTTATCACTGCATCTCAGTTGAACCGTGATGCTGCTAAGATAATTGATGAAGGTCGTAAATCTAGTGAAGCAGATTTAGTGCGTAAAGTAGGTCGAGCTAATATTGGTGAATCTACTTTGATTACAGAAAATGCTGACTCTGCATTCATCTTAGTACCAGAAGATGGTGCTGATGGTAGAAGATATCTTGGTATGGCAAATGCTAAGAAACGTTTCAAAACTCAATCAGCTCAATTCTTCTATTTACCTTACTCTAAAGAAAGACCTTTAGAACTCTTACAGGATATTCACTTAGCTGAACCATTATCTAAGCTATCATTGAATGAACTTAAGACTGCTAATAATGAAAGTAATAGTGGTAGTTGGGGTTCTTTATTAGGTAATGAGAAACCTGTAGAGATTAAAGAATCAGATACAGTTAAAAAGAAATCTGATGCATATGGCGTCAGTCCAGAATTCATTAAAGAACTTGAAGAGTGTTATGAAGCAGATCCATATAATCGAGGAGCTAACTTCGATGATACTAAGATTGTACTTAAGACTGGTTTAAGAATGTTTAATGAGTTTACTGATGCTGAGAAACTCTATACTTATACGCAATTTGGAGTTACACCACCTGAAGAGATTCAGGGAGCTGCAAATGTAGTTAGAGATTTCAATATGGACGATTTAGAAGATGGTACTCCGAGGATAGTTTATACGGATGCCCTTCTATATAATGACCAAGAAGATATTTCAGGGTATACTCCAGCATTAATGGATGATGTCATAGAGTTCACTTGGAATAAATAGTGGTCTAGACTACAATGAGCCTAGACCTTTGGTTATGTATTCTTAATCTTATGATTTGAATTAAATGTAAGTATATTATCATTACTGAAAGTATAAATATCAGCTAGAAAAGCTTTGAGATCTTTCTTAGGTAATAAATAGATATACTTCTTACTTAAGTTAAAGTCTTTGACACTATAAAGATCATTGATTCTAAGAATGATATAATATAGCTCAGCATTATCATACACATCGTATGCTAATAGTTTAGGTCTATATTTATACTTCTGAATCTCTTTATCATCAAGATGGACTTTAACGCATTTAGCTTTTAATTCAGGGAAATAGTCATCAGTGACTATATTACCAACAGCAAACTGAATACGCTCACGTTCTTCAATAAAGGACATGTTTGAGTAGTCAGTACTTATGATTGGCTTTGTATTGATGAATGCGTTAATATTATTTAGCGTTGTCTTCGTAGCCATCGTAGTCCCTTCCTGTAACAACTGGTTTATTTATATCACCGCCAAGGAATGCTATAGTAAATCTAGTCCCAGGAGGTATGAATTTAGTGGGAAAGTTTCTAGCAACCTCTTTAGGCATCTCAATTAGGATATTGGAACCTGTTTGAACTTTGCCAGTAGAGAACTTTTCTTTATTAATGATATTTGGGTTTTGAACTTTAGTTGTAGTTTTAATAGGAGACTTCATATTCATCGGATTAAGTGCTTGCACATAAAACGTTTGATATCCAGGCTCATATTTATTACATACGGAAGTAAGGATACCAACTTCGGTAAATCCTAATCCAGAATCAGAATTATATTTATCATCCATGTTTATTACACCTCAATTCTTATATACTATAATGTTTTGGGGTACGAGGAATATTTGAAATGGAAAACGCATTAATGTGTATGTGGGACGAAAATGTAATTGGTGCCACTAACGCTCTAATAAGTAAACTTGGTTTAGAGAAAGACTTCTATGATCGCAATATCTGTATTCCAGATAGTGAAGGAGATCTTAGAGCTCTAGACTATAAGGGTAAATTCCTTAGAATGCCAGTAGACTACTATGAAAGTGCGTATGGCGATTCTATTATGTTTGACCCAGTTAATAATAAGAATATTATGAAGTTCTTATTTGATATCTTCATTGATGAGTGGGACGATAATAGCTACTACTTGTCTAATTACTTCAAAGTATTTGGTCCAGCTAATGACCCAAGAAGTCAATTACACGTGATGATGTCAGATGGTACACAATTCACTACAAGAAAGTACTATAACTCCTCTTTACAATATATGGAGATTATAGATTTCATGTTATTTGGTGAATCAAGATTCGGTTACGAAGCTATAGACTATCCACCAGAGATAGAACCTAAGAAACGTAAAAGGAGATAATGATTATGGGATTTACTTTAAACCCAGGTCAAGAAGCAGTTGTATCAGCCGCAGTAGAATGGTATAAAAATTCATCTGAATTAGTATTCCAGTATACTGGTGCCGCTGGTACAGGTAAGACTGTTGTATTAAATGAAATAATAAAACGATTAAGAATACCATATGATTCGATACTGCCAATGAGCTATACTGGTACAGCGGCTATAGTAATGCGTAATCGTGGTATGACTAATGCTAAGACTATTCATTCATCTATATATGAGCCATCTGAGGCTATTATGCTAGATGAGAATGGTAAACCTGTCATAGATGCATACTTTAATAAGCCTAAGACTACTCTTAAATGGGTTAAGAGAGAACGTCTTCATGACATTAAATTAATGATCATAGATGAAGCATCTATGACTCCAAGATCTATGGTAGAAGACATAGAATCATTCGGTATCAAGATCATAGCCTGTGGAGACCTTAATCAGTTACCACCTGTAGGAGATGATCCAGGATACCTAGTATCGGGTAAGGTCTATAGATTAGACCAAATTATGAGACAAGCAGAGCAATCTGGTATTGTATATCTAGCAGATAGAGCTATAAAAGGGTTACCAATACACTTTGGCTTTTATAATAATGCTATAGTAATACCAGAAGATGAACTTACAGATCAGATGGCATTATATGCAGATGTTATCCTATGCTGTAAGAATAAGACTAGGGAATATGTTAATAATCTTATGAGAAATGATATCTTAAAGATTAGAACCCAATATCCTACATTCAATGAACCATTAATCTGTCGTAAGAATAACTGGAGTATTGAAGTTAATGGTATCAATCTAGTTAATGGTCTTAGAGGGATAGTTAGAAACCATCCTGATATAACTTCTATTAGAAAAGATCTAAAAGAAATGACTATAGATTTCCTAGATGATGGTAATAATCTATTCAGTCAGATTAAGATGGATCTTCAATACTATAGAGCTCCTCAAGACCAGAAAGAATTTCTTAAACGAAGCCCTTATAATAAAGCAGATAAGTTCGAATTAGCATATGCTATTACGACACATTTATCTCAAGGTTCCCAGTATAGTCATGGTATCTTTATGGAAGAATTCCTACATAGAGATATTATGTCTAATCTAATATATACTGGTATCACTAGATTCTCAAACTATATGATATATGTAAAACCTAAACCTAAATTCTTCTAAAAGTATATATTATAAACGTGATCCTAGATTATGTTTTATATTTATATACAAGGAGGAAACTAACTATGGATAATGGTAACATTTTTGAGAGCCCGCTTCAACTGGCGTTTCCAATAACGCCAGATGAAAACGGCAAGTTTAATGTGGACCCAGAAGAAAGAATGTATACTCTCTTCATATTCTTCATTGATGGATATGATCAAGAGAAGACATTTAAATTCGCAATGGGACAAACGGCTGTTCGTGAATATATTATCGAACACGTCGACATTATTGACTTTGAGAAATCCAAAATCTCTTCATGGCAAACTCGCCCATATGATTATGATGGATTTATCTCATTGGTTCAATTCATGCACTATCTCGATTCTATTGAAGATGAAGATGGAAACAAATGGTTCCAAGATGACTTTGATATCCAACGTTATCTAGAATCTCAAGTTGAAATCGATGAAATCTCTGAGACAGAGCGTGAAAATTATGACAATGCTATTCATATGATTATGAATGGTTCTGTACTTCAAGATATTAGTCGTCTTGAAGAGGAAGGAGACGAATACGATGTCTAATGAAAACTTAAATGAAGTAACCACTGCTTTTAACCAAGGTAAAGCTGAAGCAGAGAAATGGGTTGCTCAGTTTACTCAATCTAACCAGCCAGTTCAAATCCCAGTATGGGGTAACCAACCAGCTAGTCAGTTAGAGTACTACTATCGTAAAGGTTTTATGGATCGATTCAAAGAGATCACTAAAATCGATGTGGAGCAAGAGAAGAAACTTTCCAAAAAGAATCATACTCTTAGCATCCATAAGAATGGTAAACCAAGACCTAATGCTATTGATCGTGAGATCAAGAAATATGGTCCTGATTTCCTAGCTAAGTATGGTGATAGATTCTTTGTAGAAATCAAAAATCTATCTAATCGTATTCTTAATGATTTAGCTAATGCTAATATCAACGTACCAGACTATGAAGAATACTTCAAGTCTGATCGTCTATTAGATAGCTTAATCAGTGTAGCAAAAGCTAATGCAAACTATCATATGTTTACGGCTGGCGCTATTCATTTCTATGGTGCATTTGCAGAGCAATCTCAGCAAGGACTATTACCAGAAAACTATGGTCCTGTAGAGCAACGCTTCTATTTGTACCACCACTCCAATGCCCAAATCTATTCTATCTTATTGAATGCTCTAGTAGAATTCAAGCAATACGTAATGTCTGGGATCTTCAATCCTGAGATTATCCATGTAGCTGAGTCAACAATCTGGAATAAGAAGTTGACTATGGCGGCACGAGATCCATATGCTCAACGCAGACTATAGTATTTCTGATCATTTCTACGATAGGGCAAAAAGTAGAGTAGGTCTTCCTAAAAAAGGAGTGGAACGATTAATAAAAAATGCTTTGTATGATGGGATCTATATGGATTATTTAGATCCCTATTCTAAGCTTTATAAGCTTATGAATGCTTACACCAAACGGTGTAATACACAAAGAAACAAAGAAAGATATGCTGTTTATTTCCGTCGCTATATAATTTTGTTTGAGAAGCCAAACATTGCAGTAACTATATTATATGCACCTGAAAGCATTGTAAAGTGTGCAAAAGACTATTACAAAAGGAGATTAGACGATGGATGCAACACAATTAAAAGCATATCGTGACAAACTAAGAGCTACTGAAAATAATATTGCTATTCGCTTATATTGCGATAATGGTATTATTATCGACGAGGGCTCCATGTTTGTTAAATGGGATGATGCTAATAATGTGATCATGGCTATTAAGTCCAACGAAGATCAACAAAATCACCCTGGTGTAAAAATGAAAATCATTGTAACTGACTTTGATATGGTTCAGTACATGATTGCTTATTCTACACATAAATCTGTACAACCAATTGCTAAAGTATTTGGCTTTACAGATGATCAAATTAAGAACTTTATTAATAAATTTGATAACCAAGACTTGCGTACTTATCTCAATGCAGTACCTGAAGATGTAATGCAAGAGATCGCAGCACGACAAGCCGCTATCGATGCTCAAGCTAAAGCAACTCTTCAATTACAAGAAGATCGTGCTAAGGCTGAACACAGAGTTACGGCTCAACAGATCCGTGAACGTCAACAATAATCAACAGATGTGGGTATGATATTTTAAAATATCATACCCTAAACATCTCGATAATTGTATATTATTAACGTGATATAATAACACATATGTTTTATTATATACAATGAGAAATCTCTTATAATTATTTTCAAAGGAGGATACAAGTATGTATCAACAACAATTCGCACAACAACAATTCCAACAACCTCAAATGGGTTTCGCTCCACAATTTGGACAACCTATGTATGGTGCAAGCGTAATGCCTGCTCAAACAATGTTCAAAGAAGTTCAAGTAACTAACCCAATGACTAAAGAGGATTTGGAATTATTGAAACCAGTTAAGAACGAGTTCAACATGAACATCGATCCTGTCGATGTAGCTCGTGCAAAATGCCCACATAAAAACGCAACTAAATTGCTTATCAACCCAATCGGTGGTGGCAATATGGTTAAATGTAGCCAATGTGGTGCAGAATTTGACTTAACTATTCGTTCTAAAGAAGATATCGAAGCTTCCGTAAACAACTTGGTTAACTTCTTAGAACAAATGAAATTGTATGCAGTTAACTTCGACGAAGAATTCTATAAAGATTACATGATGATGATCCCACTTCTTCGCAAAGCTCCAAACTTGTATGAAATGGCTGTACAAAACTTCACAGAAGTTGTACGTCAAACATCCAATAGCCAAACTGTAGCACCTAATGCAAACCCTGCATTCAACCGCTTCGGTTTCGATGCTTACCAAGATATCTTCAATGGTAACTATGGCGCACGTTACAACGTATACAACCAACAACAACCTGTAATGCCTATGGCACAACCAATGGCTCAACCAGGTTACTATGATCCTAACATGGTAGCTGCTCAACAAGCTCAAATGCAACAACCAGCTCCACAACAAGGTCAAGTATTCGGTGCTTTCACTCAAGCTCCTCAACAAGCTCCAATGATGACACCAGCTCCACAAATGGGTAACCCATTTGCAAATGGTTATGCAGCTCCAGTTATGACAGCTCCAATGGCTATGCAACAAGCTCCACAAATGCAAGCTCCTGTAGCTCAACAACCAGCTGCTCCAGCTCCTGCTGAAAATGTAACTACTGAAACAAAAGTTACATTATAATAAATAAGAGAACCCTGATCTGAATGGTATTGCCCATAGGCGTTTTGCCTATGGGCTCATATCATTTGGTATTTTTTGATTATTTATGTAACAGCTAAGTAGGAGGACCCTGATATGGCATATACTAAAGAACAAATTGAAAAGATCAAGTCCTATAATAAGCAAATTAGGACCATTGAGAACTTCGCTGAAGCTGTTAGGAAAACTGTTACTCAATACTTGGGTTATACAGGGAATAAAGGCTTTATTAATATGATTCGAGAGATCTTTCAGAACTCTGCGGATGAACTTATGAAAGATGATAGCCCATGTACTGAAATTCATGTGGCTTTTAGTGAACCATTACAAGAACTAGCTGTTCGAGATAATGGTCGTGGCATTCCACATGATAGTCTAGTACGTGTATTTGCATCTCAGCATACATCTTCTAACTATGATAAGAAACCTGGGGAATTCTCCTCTGGTCGTCATGGTGTAGGTGCTAAAGTAACAAATGCATGCTCAGAATATTTTATAGTTGAATCTTATATCTTAGGTAAAGGTAAGAAAGTTGAGTTTAAACTAGGCGATGCTGCTACTGCTAAGATTGTAGATTTACCAAATGTAGAAAATAAGCAAGGTACAACTGTTACGTTTAAACCATATGAAGAAACTATGGGTAAGACAACTGTAACTTGTCGAGATGTATTAAAACTTATTAAATCTCTAGTACCTTTATTGAAGCAAGGTGCTAAAGTTGTATTTAATGGTCAAACGTTCGATGGTGCTAAAGTTAGAGAAACTATCGTTAACGTTGATGGTTTAATGGATGGTTTAAATACCATTGTTAAGAAACCAATCATCACTCCAATTAGATTTGGAGCATTACGTGATGATAAATGGATGAAAGCTGAGATTGCTTTCACATTTGATTCTGCGGATGACAGTGAAATCATCCACTCATACGGTAACTTTTGCCCTACACGAGATGGTACTCATGTAGAAGGATTTATTGCCGGTATGAGCAAATACTTTAGAAATTATATGAATAAGTTCTACTTACCTGCAAAGAGTAAGCTAACTATTACAAACAACGATGTCCGTGTTGGTCTTAGAGCAATTGTAACTTGCTCCCACATGGAACCAGAGTTTACTGGTCAGTCTAAAGAGATTATCTCTAATGCTGACTTAGTACCTTTTGTTAGAGATCTTACTGAAGCTAGTCTAGAAGAATGGGCTAAGCGTAACAATAATGACCTACAAAAGATTTGTAAGTATTTCAAAGATATAGCAGAAATCAGAGCCAAGTCGGAAGGTGAACGTGCTAAGGTTAAAGTTAAGGAAGTATCTTCCATTAGCGGATTACCTAAGAAGTTCGTTAAACCGACTGGTAAGAAAAATTTAGAGTTATTCATCATGGAAGGCGACTCCGCTACAGGACCAGCTAAGAATAACCGTGATAATACTCGCCAAGGTCTATTCCCAATTCGAGGTAAGATTGTCAATGTAATGGCAGCTACTCGAGAAAAAGTTGTAGCCAATCAAGAAGTAGCAGCAATCACTGCTATTATTGGTGCTGGCTTTGGACGTTCATTTGACATTGAAAAATGTAAATGGGAAAAGATTATCATCGCAACAGATGCCGATCCAGATGGTGCACATATTAGATGTCTTCTATTGAAGTTCTTCTTGATGTATATGCAACCATTGATTACATCTGGTAGATTATATGCTACAGTACCACCATTATATGGTGCTAAGATTAATGGTAAGATGAAATACTTCACTGACCGTACAGCATATAACAAGTATCTACAAAAAGAATTCTTCAAGATTCATAACTTGAGCTTATCTAATAAGGTTAAGTTAACAGAAACTGATGTAGTTGAGTTACTCAATAAGAATACTAACTATATTAGAGATATCGATACAGTAGCAAACTCCTTTGCTATTGATGTATATCTATTAGAGTATATCTTAGTATTAATCTCTCAAGGTATTACACCAGGATCTGCTAAGTTTAAGAAAGCTATTGAGTCTAAATATCCATTCTTAAAAGTATCTAAGGATGGTATTGAAGGTCTAGTTGATTCTAGATATCAAACTATCTACTTTAGTGAAACTCTATGGAATGCATGTCAATTCATTTCCGAATGCATCATGAAATCTCCAACTGAGTTTATTGTAGATGGTAAGAAAGTTTCCTTATATGGATTGATGAAAGAGTTTGAAAGTTTGACACCTCCATCAGTAACACGTTATAAAGGGTTAGGTGAAATGAATGGTGATCAATTATTCAATTCAACTTTAGATCCATCTGAAAAAGGTAACCGTGTATTGATCAAATACACAATCGATGACGTTAAATACGAAATCGAGAAAATTAAAGAGATTGAAAACGATAAGATTCAGTTAATGAAAGACGTTGATATCTCGCAATATGTATTCTAGAGATAGAAGGTGAGAGAGAATGATAATTTATTATCAAGATAATCAAGATTGTATGTTTGCAGCTAACATGATCTACAATCATAAAGAGGAATTTTGTAATGATACAAGTCATGATATTTTAGTAAATTATAAATACTCTCAATCTGATATTACTAAGCTTACTAATAAAGATCATACTATAATCATTCTAGGTGTAGGCTTCTTCAAAGATAGTAAGAAGTCTATATCTAGACTTAAATTGTTGATTGAAAATAGTAAGAAAGTAATTTGGATAGATGGTCATTTGAATACAAAAGATCTTCTAGAAAGTGAATATGCGGATAAGATTGAAATCCATTACCGTGAGAATATGGCTACATCATGGATAGTTCATTATAGTTTACTAATGGGTCAATCTAATGCAGTGGTAGATTTAGTATCTGAATTCCAAACTAGAAGAAAACCCTCACGTAGTGCAACTAATCTGTCCTTATATATTAGCTCAGTATTCTCATCTCCAATTGATGAAATATGGGAGACTATATATAATAAACCAGATTTAATAGATAACCTACTCACTATAGGATCTACAATATATCGTTTCATTAAGCAGCAAAATGTTAGCTGCCTTGAACGATGTACATATAAAAGAATATTTAATGATGTTGAGATAACCATCTTGAATTCAAATCCAAAATTATTCTTACCTGATGTTATTGAGAAATACCCAGGTCCAATTTTGATTTGGTTCTTTGATGGTAGGGTATATAGATATACATTGTACTCTGCTAAATCTGAAATAGATTGCTTAGAATTCACTAGGAAATACTTTGGATATGGTAAGATGTATAAAACTGTATTTGTATCTAAAGTGCCAATTCTTAGGGAAGGAGAATAAGTAATGAGAGAATTTGCACAAGTCAATTCTAAATTTATTGACGAGCCAAATCTCATAATTGAATTGCCTAGACGTAGTACTGAGTATTCAGCTGGCTATGACTTCTATGCTCCGAAGACATATGAAATCAAACCAGGTCAGTCTGCAATCATTCCTACGTATATTAAGGCATATATGGAAAAAGATGAAGTATTATTAATTGCTCCAAGAAGTTCTTTTGGGTACAATTATGATATGGTAATCAAATCTACTATTGGAGTTATCGATGCAGACTATGCAGATAACGAAAAGAATGATGGTAATATCATTATTGGGGTTAAGAATAACTCTTGTAAGGTATTAACTATAGAAGCCGGTAAGCATTTCGCTCAAGGTATCTTTATGAAGTATCTAACTACAGATAACGATCATGAATATCCTAAGAAAGAGCGTCGTGGTGGAATCGGCTCAACAAATGTTTAATTTTATTAAAAGGTGAAGACAATGAGAAACCAAAAACAAAACAAAAAACAACAATTCAACAACGTTCGTATTGAAGTACCAGTAAAATTCAATGATCGTTTACCAGAAGCAGTTAAAGAAGAACTTACTGGTGTATTAGCAAATCCTATTATCGAACAACTTACGTTGAATGTATTTGCATTCCGCAGTGTAATCAACAATGATCCTGAAGTGAAAGGTAACATCATCGTTGGTAATATCATTAAATATGACACTGAGAAGGAAGTTCTCGTTGTAGACATTTATGAACGCTTTGCTGAAGTTATTGATTCTATTCAAAACCGAATTGCATTCGTATTCACTTCTTTTGACTCCGATAGCAAAGTTAATAAAATTAACCGTGTTATTATCGAAGAAGCTAAAAAATAATTTATATAAAAGGGCATATAGTTCAGCTATATGCCCATCTACTTTCCTTAGTTAGGCTATAAGTGGGAATGTACATTTTCATAAAACGCTTAACAATTTAGTAACTAAGGAGGGATATACTTGGCTAAGGAAAAAGAAGTAAATTTGCTGGAGCAGTATACGGAAGATATGAGAACGTATGCTATTTATTCAGCATTATATCGTGTTATACCAGACTTCCGTGATGGGTTTAAGTCTGTACAACGTAAAATTATTTATGCAATGCATAATGATATTAAGAGTGTCAAGACAGTTAAGTCTGCATCTATTGTTGGTGTAGTTATGGATAAGTATCACCCACATGGTGACTCCTCTATCTATATGACAATGAAACCTTTGACTAACTGGTTTGAAAACAATATTCCACTCATTGAAAAGCAAGGTAACTTTGGTAACTTCCAAGGTGATGATCCATCGGCTATGCGTTATACTGAAGCTAAACTTGCTAACTTCACAACCGATGTAGTTATCGGTGATTTAAAACAATCTAAACAAGTAGTAGACTGGGAGAAGAACTATAGTGAAACTTGTATGGTTCCAGAGTATTTAGCTCCTAATCTACCTATCTTATTAATCAATGGATCCTTTGGTATTACACCGGGTTTGAAAGTAGATATTCCTAAACACAATATCTCTGAAGTAATCGATGCAACTATCAAACTCATTGATAATCCAAATGCTAAATTTGTATTAGTACCAGATACTCCGATGGAGTGTGATATTATTGATACAGATTTCCAATCAATTTGTGATACTGGTTATGGTAACTATAAAGTCCGTGGTCGTATTGATATCGGAGAGTTCCATAATAAACCAGCTCTATTCATTCGCAGCTTACCGGACTATGTATTCTTGAATACCGTAACTGATAAGATTGAAGAGATGATGGAGAAGAATGTATTAACTCAAGTACAATCTATCGAGCATAACTCTGATGGTGATGAGAAGATGGAATGTGTTATCGTTCTTAAGAATGGTAGTGATCCAAACTTCGTTAGAGATACAATCTATAAGAATACACAAATTGAACGTGGTGGTCGTGTAAACTTTGAAGTAATCTGTGAACGTCGTATCGTTCGTATGAACTACCGTCAATACTTAACACGATTCATCGACTTCCGTAAGGTAACTAAACTTAGACTTTACTATAATCTATTGCAAAATACTATGACTGAATTCCATAAGTATGATGCATTAGTTAAAGTAGTATCTAGTGGTGATATTGATTCTATCATTGAACGTATTAAGAAGTCTAAAGGTAATGATGAAGAACTAATTATGGATATGGTTAAGAAGTTCAAAATCACTGATCTTCAAGCTAAGACTATTATTAATATGCCATTGAAGAATCTATCTAAACATAATCTAGCTAGATATAAAGCTAAAGTAGAAGAATTACTCAAGCTCAAAGAAATCTATCATAATAAGATTCGTAATGAGCATGAGCTTAATGAAGAACTTAAAGCTGAGTTAAGAGACTTGAAACAAAAGTATGGTAAGAAACGTAATGCTAGAATTATCTCTCAAGCTGAAGCATCTAATATCCCTGAAGGTGACTTCAAGATTGTTATCACTGAAGCAAACTATGTACGTAAACTTGGTTTGAATGATACAATCAGAGCCATCAAAGGTGATAATCCTAAATTGGTTATTAAGATTAGCAATACTGATAATCTAGTATTATTTGATGCTGGAGGTAAGTGCTACTCTTATCCAGTACACAAGATTCCATTGTGTGACAAATCCAATGCTGGTATTGATATTAGAAACTTGAGTGCTAAGTTCACTTCTAATATTATCACTATCTATCCAGAAAGTGTAATCAAACAATTAGCTGAGTCTAAACAAAAGATGTATGTAATGGTATTGAGTCATGCCGGTTTCATTAAGAAAATGGAATTAGATGACTTTGTATCATTGACAGCTAGTGGCATCTTCTATACTAAATTAGACCAAGGTGATTTCGTTAAGACAATCATCATTGGTGGAGATGCATTAGATGTAGTTACATTCTCTGATAAGAAAGCTTTACGATTCTCTGCTAAAGAGATTCCATTAGTACGTCGTTCCGCTAGAGGTGTACGTTCTATTGGTGGTAAAACAGTTGAGTACGTAGATGGTATGACATTAGTTGCAGGTAAAGATATCACTGATGTAGTTGTAGTAACTAAGAATGGATATCTTAACCGATTCAATATTAATGCATTACCTCAAAGTCAACGTGCTAAAGCTGGTAGCTCAGTTGTTAAGTTATCTAAGACTGATAAGATCAATAGTATCCATATCGTAAATCAAAATGATTCTATTCGTTTGATTACTGAGCATGGAACTACTGATGTTAAAGTATCTGAAGTTCCTACAGGAAGTTCTATCTCTGCTGGTACTAAATGTATTAGTGGTAAAAACACTGTAGTTAAATCAATGATGATTAAATAAAGAAGAAGTCCCATAGGAGATTAACTCCTATGGGATAACTTTTATTTGGAGGAATATATGTTTGATA